TGTAGATACTTTGCTTCGGGAACTTCAAAACAAAAGTATTCACTCAACTCGTGATGGATGTGCATCTCTGCACCTACCCGAAGGTAGATCTCATTTTTCTTTTCAATAGAAACCATTATACAGGGAACTCAAAACGCTTGGCATCAATAGCGTTTTTCACTTGGAAACCTCTGCTATTAATCATTTTGAGTATTGCCTCAATATAATTTATGCAAGTTTCAAAGTATGTTATCTTGAGTTGTTGTCGCTGTATATCTTTATCTGATTCAAGGAAGGTATTGATATCACCTTTTAAAATCTTGTGGTCAAAGTATTCCCCATTGATGTCAGGACCTTTGCCATTGTAATACATCCACTTAGATTTCCATAGAGTTTTGAGTTTACATTTCTCATCCTCTATTACTAATTTGTATTTGTTGTAATATACGTGATACTTCTGGTGCAGTGACGGTACCTTTAATGATTCAGATCCTAGATCTAACTCATCAAATATACAATCTTTTGACCACTGCTCCTGAAGATCTTCAAGGAGTGCCATAGTTTAATTCAGAGTGGTTTTCCTCGTACCTGTTAATCCTTGAATTTCGTAACTAAGATAATCAAATGTTACAACCGCTTGGAAGAATTCTTGAGCATCAAGAGTTGCGTCAAACTCAAGTGTACTGAGGGATGTTGGTTTCAGATCTTTAAAGACTACGTTGAAGTTAGGTTGAAAATTACTATTCAGTACAGTAAGAGTTCCATCTGCAAATAACAAATCACCAATCTCTTTTGCTGGAAAGTTAGCTTCTAAACCTGTTTCAAAGTCCTGTCTGTCCTTAAAACTATCAGGGACACCAAGTCCTCTCATCCAGTTATGAATGATTAGATAGTTTTCAAGATCTTCATCTACAAGAAATTGTAAAGTAAAAGATCCATACTCCAAGTTACCGTCAACAAATGCAGGACGGAATGGAGTGTCCTGTTGAACAAGACCCATATTGATCTGTGGTATATTTGCCTGTTGTGCCAAGTAAGACACCTTTGGAAATTTACCAAGAGAAAAACGGAAACCACCTGGTGAAAGGAAATTCCTATTGCTAATTTGTGAAGCGAAAGACATTGACTATATTAGTGCTCTCCGTATTATTATTTAGCCTACTCCCAATATTCATCTAAAACATCTAGAACGTTATTCAAAATCATTTGTGCAGCAGCACGTTCGTTATCGTTCCAATGAGGATACCACTGATGTTGATGTAGACCATCTTTCATCCTCATTACTTTAGCAAGCATTTGAACTTTGTTCAATCGTCCGTTCATAGAATTGTGCATTCTAATTATTTAACATAAAAAAAGACCCCCGAAGGGGTCTTTGTAAAGTATATAAGCGATTGCTTACATTAAGTTGTCAACAAGAACTCTTCTGTAGTATCTGTTCTTGTTAGGGTCAAGGTCTCCACCACCTTGATCAGTACCTTCAGCAAATGGGTTTGAAACAAGACCGTATCTTGTCTTAAATCCAATTTTTGGTTGGAAGGTGTCCTGACCAACGGCTCTAACCATTTGTAGAGGAACGTATGGGCAGTAGAATAATCCTGCATCATATGCAGAACTACCTTTGTATCCAGCAACGTAGAAGTGTCTGTCACTTACGTTTGCAGAATATGGGTCAACATAAACTTTGATTCTTCCGTTTAATGTTCCAGCAAGTGTAGAACTATTGTCATCAGGAAGTAAGTTTGAGTTTCCAGCAAGAGCAGGAGTGTAGTCAAGTACACCAGCCATTGATAGAGCAGACGCAACGTCAGCAGAACATATTAGAATGTTCCCCTTACCACGACGTGTCTCGTGCCCGATGGCGTTCATATCTCTTTCGATCTGGAATAACAGACCTTTGAACTTCTCAACAGACCATCTACCGTTTGAGTCAACGTCTAAGTCGAAGATACCAGCAGATGCAGTATTGTTCTGAGCACCAGGTCTTGCAACCTTGTAAACAGTACGAACAACCTCACGGTTGATTTCTGCAAGAACCTCTGTTGAGAGGATGTTTGCTAGTTCTGACTCAGCGTCAAGACCGTGAACGGCTTTCAAGTCTTGTGCTAGTTCTAAACTGTACTCAGCTTTGAGTGCTCTGGACTTCGCAGTCACAGTAACTTTCTCAATACTGAAGTTCATTTCAGCGAAAGCGTTAGATCCAGTTCCGAGTGTCTCTGCCTCGTCTGTTCTCATCGCTGTACCATTTGTATAGGTACCAGAGTCGTTAAGAATACCTGGGTTACTTCCTGCTTGTGCACTACCTTGTGAACCGAATCCACTTGTTTGTGCTGCGTCAGTTCCAGAGAACTGTGAATCTGCTTCGTTGAAGAATGCTTCTGTACCAGCAGTACGGTTTGTACCGTATCTGGATCTCATAGCAAAGATAAGTCCTGTAGGACCTGTCATAGGTTGAACGCCAGCAATGTCATATGCAATAAGCTTTGGCATTGAACGTCTGATCAACGAGATCAATACTGGGTCGAAACCAGCAGAAGGACCTGTTGCTGTAGAGTTAGCACTGAAACCAGCAACTCCACCTGATGTAGATGCTGTGCTTACTGTTGGTGCTGCCTCTGTTAAAACTCCTCTCTCTTCGTTAAGGAATTTCTCTTGGTTTTCAAGGAGAACGGCTGTAACTGCCTTCTTGTAGTTATCTTTGATATCTTCGATACCATCACACTTAAGAATTGGGTTCCACTTCTCCTGTAACTGTTCTGAGTTAAACATTAGCTTTTACTAAGATTTGTGTTAAAGGATTGGATCACTTTGTCCAGCGACGGAGTGCGTCTACGTAACGTGACATAGAGTCCGTCATCTCTGTGTCCACAACTGGTTGAACGTCTTCAGCAATAGTCTCAGCGTTAGCTGGTGCTGGTTTCTTTGAGAAGTAAGACTCCTTCAAAGACTCAACCTTCTTGCGGAATGACTCTTCATCTTCAAACTCAACTCCTTCGGCAAGTGATGCTAGTTTTTCTTTTTCAGTACTAGCAAGTCCTTCGGAGATCTCCTTCACAATCCCATCTTTAACAAATCCCGCTACTTCTTTAGTAAGAGCAACGTTTCTTTCAAGTTGATCGTTGAGTTTTGTTTCCATTGTATCAAGCTCAGATGCCATCTCGGAGATGATATCTGCTTTTTCTTCGGGAACCTCAATGTGGTTCTCGACGAAAACTTTTTTAAGACCATCGACAACAGACTCAGCAATCTCTGATTTGAGACCACTTTCTACTGCAAGTTTGTTATCGTCGATCCAAGACTGTACGGCATAGGTAAGATACTCGTCTACCTGTTCTGCCAATTCTGTTTTGACCTTCTCTACTTCGTCAACGACTCCCTCTGAGTATTCCTTATGGATACGGTCAAGTTCCTCGTTTAACCTAGAGACGACTGCTGCCTCGAAAATAGTTGCAGCTTTTTCTTTGAACTCTTCACTAAGGTCTTCACCGTTAGTTAGTGCGTCCACGTCTGCTGTAACGTCAATTTCAATTAGGTTCTCACCTTCAGCATTCTCAGCTTCCACTGACTCAATCTTGCCTGAAGCAGCAGATGGTTTTGTCTTTGGTGGTGTTGCTGTAGTTTGTGATGGAGTCTTCAATTTATTTGAATCATCATCGGGTTTTGAGTTCATTGGAGTTGGTCCTCCTAGAACTTCTACTGCACCTAATGTTGAACCATCAGCAACAGCACCATCAAACTTGGCTTCAGTTACTTGTTCTGTAGATGCTGTTACTTTCTCATCTGACATTGTTGTTGTCTCCTTAAATAGCAGTCTTTGGTTTAACTAAAAAATATTTATAAGTTATAAACCTTTTAAAAAGGTTTCAAATGCGGTAACTTGCCTTTCAACAAGCTCTCTTTTTGAACTAGCGTTGTCTAAATCCCTCTCAACCTTGCGGAGATCTGATTCTTTTAACGCTGAATTTGTCCAAACCCACTCTTTTCCTTCCATAATTCCATTTACGAAAGCCTCTGGTGCACTGGGATCTGCCACTATATCAGCAGCAGTAGCGAGCATAAAGTCATCTGCCACAACATTTACACCTTCACGGTTCAATTTTAGTGAGCCTACCCCTCGTGATGACACACCTAAACGTACACCTTCATCTAAAAGTGACTTAGCAATCTGTCCCATTGGGGTATCTAGGATTTTTGCTTTACCTTTAAAGTTACTTCCTTCTTGAACAAGAGAAGTAATTAAATGTGAAACTCTATCTAAATTAACAATAGGTCCATCGGGGTGTCCGAGTTCTCCCATTGCTCTTCCAGACTTGATGTAAGTGTTGGAATATTTATCGACTTCACGTGCAAGTGTTTCCATTGGATACATACGACCATTGCGGTTCTTTATGTTTCCTTGCAGAAAAGTTCCTTCTATGTACAGATGTTTTTTGCCATTTTTCTCCTCACTGAGGATCTCAATGTCATCAATCTGCTCCGTTATCAGTTTCATCTGGTGTTTCCTGTGTGGGATCTTTTAACCAATCTTTAGCGATTGTCTTTTTCTCTGCGTCAAGTTTATCAGCAGAGAGTGCCATCATTGCATCATTGACCTCATTCCCTAGATCTTTGTTTCCAGAGAACAATTTATTTATGATTTCTGTAGCGGCTACGCTAGGCATAATGTACCTCTAATGTAATTATTTAGAATTCCCCACGTTTATAGTCTGCGGGTTCGACGTTATCAACTGAGATTTCTTGAGCTTCTTCTTCCATTCCTTCACCTTCCATTGCCATAGGATCCTCTATTGGCATTCCTGTAGCAGGGTCAATGGTTGCAGGATCTGGGAGTTTACCACTCGCAATCTCTTCCTCCATTTGCTTATCAATGTCATTCATTTCTGCATCTGTTTGACGCAAGATCTGACGACGTATGTACTCCAAAGAGAAGTACCTACCAGCAAACGGATCCATTTGAGTCATAAGATTGAGACGTTCTGTGAGCATCTCTTTCTCTTTCAATTCACTGAAATAATTATCAGCGATATAATCATATTGAATATGCTCTGACATATCTTCCCATTCTTCAATGGAAATGACACCTTTCAGAACAAGTTGTGTCTTGAGTAAGTCGTCAAGCAACTCACTAAACTTCTTACGGAGTCTAGTGACAAACTTCTGAAACTTAATCTCATCTCTTGTAATCTCAGCAGCACGACCTAAGTTGAACTGTGATTCTGATTCAAGACGAGACTCTGGTACATTTAAGGCACGATATAGTTTCTTTTGGAAGTATTTGACATCCTCAAGTTCTCCAAGATTTTGTCCACCTGGCAACGTAGTGATTTCAGTACCTCGTCCTCCTTCTCTACGTGGGAGCCAGAAGTCTTCGAGCATCGACATAAATTTTCTGTCATCTCTGATTTCTCCTGTGTCTGCGTTGTAAACTAACTTGTTTCGATAGCGACTCATTACCTCTCGGAGGTATTGTTCCGCTTTCTGTTTTGGTAAATTACCTACATCGATATAAAATATTCTTCTTTCTGGTGCTCTTGATAGTCTATAGATAACCAAACTATCTTCGATCATTCTTAACTGGTTAAGTGCTTTGATTGCTTTATGAAGATGTGACATAATCACATTCTTATTCATATCCTTCAAACCACTGTGACTGAAAGCGATAGCGTCAGGTGCAATCTTTATACCACTGGTTTCCATACCAGCACGCATACCTTTTGGATTGTACACATAATATTCAGCAGTTCTTGGAGCTATCTGAGCTTCCATTGTGCGTGGATCTATTTGTGTTCTATCTTTCTTTCTCTCCATCTCCACGACTTTGCGTATCTTACGTGGATCGATGTATCTTAATTCTGTGATGCCATCCCTAGGATTAGCAGGGTCGATCATCTTATGATAATAAATTTTACCATCAATGTACCATCTTCTAAAAATATCGTACGCACGTGTGTCAAATTTTAGAAGTCGTAGTACGTTTTGAAACTCCTCACGGATTTGTTTCTTTACATTAGCACCGACTTTTAAATTAGACAGTTCTACTTCAACTGGTACATCATCTATTTCTCCTGCAATCGCTTCGTTAACAACATCATCGATTGCTCTATCACACTCAGGGTGGATAGACATAGATCTATAACGACGAATTAAATCATTTTCGTCCTTAAATGTTCCATCAAGATCGATGGCGGTTCCAAAATAACCACCACCCGCAACTGGTGTCGCTGCGTCATCTGACTCTGGACGCACAAAAGAAGGACCTTTATTTCGATCCTTCTTCGCACGTTCAAGAGAATAACCAAAGAGTTGGGACATTCTTACTTTCTATTGTTTATCTTATTATTTATACGAGTTTTAAAACCGCTTATCCAGCGTTTCCAGTGTTAACATCGTTGTCGTAAGTCCAGTACTGTACTTGGAACTCAACTGTGTACTCTTCTGGAGTGTCAGTTGTTCCCCAATCTAAACCAATGGAACTGATGTTAGATGGCCAGATACCCTCGAACTTGTATGTACGAATAATCTTACCCTTTCTATCCATCTGTCTGACCTTAGCCATTGCTTGGTATTCAGCCATTGTGTTAGCGTTCTGGAAGTTCTGCTGTAATGCTTGGATGTTTGTTGACCAAGATTCAAAGAATGATCTGAACTTGAATGACTGATCGTTAAGAACAGTGATTGTCCAAGGTTCAAACTGTCTGTCTCCAGCAAGTTTTAGTTGTCTTCCTCTGTAAGGTACTTCAACAACTCCAACAACAGATGAAGGAATGTTTGCTGCTTTTACAAGGAATGTACCGAATGCTGATGCTTCCGATGCGTTAAGTTGTGATCCACCAGATGTGTTTTCAGCAACCTCTGCAACACTACCCGCCACTGCTCCTGATTGAGGACCTACACTATCCTGTAGAACAGGAGGTGCATAGATCTCTACTTGAAACAGATTGGGACGTGCAAAGTCTCTTACTTGATCACGGAAGGTAAATATCGGAGCTCTTACTGAACTCTGTTCTACCTGTCCTGGTTGTGCTTCTGCCATTTGTTAGTTACTCCTTAAAGGATTTTCTCTTGAGATCAATTAGTTACTTCAGAGAAACTAGAACCTGTTCTAGTTGCGGTGAAGGTTAGTGTAATGTAGTTTATCGACCTTGTTGGTTTAACGAAGATCTCGGCAAAGAATTCGCCACGATCAATCGCTTCGGATGGGTTGTTTGATGTATCACAAACAACTAGGAAGTCAATAATTCCTCTTCGTGATTGAACACTACGTAGGAATGGTTCGACAATGTTCTTGAATGAAGCACGAGTGAACTCGTCATTTAATTCAAAGAGTTGTGTCTTTGCTGCATCAGAGATTGCATCTTCTAATACTAAGAACAAGCGACGAACGTTAATTCTGTCGAATGCAGATTGATATGCGAGTGCAGTTTTGTCACCGAATAGTACAATTCCTTGACCAGGAAATGCTACTACTGGGTTGACACGTGCAGCATACAATCTATCTCTATGATCCTTAAGTGGTGAGTATGCAAGTTTGATTGCGTTACGTAGTTGTCCTCTGTTGAATCCAGCAGGAGAGAACCACGCTTCTGAATTAAGTGTTGTACTTAATGTCAAACCAGCAGTATCAGCGTTACAAGGAATGTAGCGATACTTGTCGTTGTATTTATCGTAGATGTACTTGTAGTTGTTATCAAATACAGCATATGAAGTTGAAGATAACTGATTGTAGAAATCAATAGTCTTGTTAACTATCACTCCTGTATCAGATATACCGATGACATCTCCTCTTGGAGGTGATACAAATGCGATACAATCTTTACGAGTTGCAGCGATATCAATGATCTTCTGTGCTTTAGCAACAGTGTCACTTGCATCTGCCATTGAAGGACCCATTAGGATGTAGTCAACATCAATAGTTTCTTTGTCAGCAACAAGATCAAATCCTGCAAGTATCTCTGAACGTGAGAGTGTATATCCGTCAGTACCACCTTGTAGTGAGTACTTAACAGTAGAACTATTAGTAGTTCCAATAATTTCACGACCTAATGATGTCTCATTAGTTTTAATAGGAGCAGCCTGTTTTAGTAAATCAAATGATTTGCTAATACCTGATCCACCAATGTCACCAGTAGCACTACCATCAACATCCATAATGGATCCTGTTTCGTGTGCTCCCCAGTAAACGTATTGAGATCTAGATTTTATTACATCTCTATAGTATATTGTTTCTCCCTGTACACCTTTAGCATCTGATGCTTTAGATACGAAGAGGAACTTCTCTAGAACTGAACCAGGTGATCCAGTTAATTTTCCATCTCCATCTAATACAAGTATGTGCATTTGGTCGTTGTCACCACCACGATCTGCAACCCACGGAGAAGTTGTAGGTCTTGCTGCGATGTTTGACCATTTCTGACCACCACCGAAGTATAGATCATCGTATGCAGAACGAACTGAAGCAACACTAACGTTAGGAGTTACAGGTGATCCAGTAGCATTGTCATCTGCAAGTGTGTAGTTTGCAGCGAATGCAACATTGTTCGCACCAGTTACAACTGATAGTTGTCTTTCAACTGATTCAATCTTTGCTTGATCTCCTGTCTTAGTTCCACCACTAGCAGTTGTCCAAACACAAATTTTATCTCCAACTTCTAGTACGTCAGAAGATAAGGAGTAGTTGATGTCAAGTTCAATCTTTCTTGTAATAGGATCGTATGCTTTAACGGTTCCTTGTACAGCGATTGCTACACCAGCATCAGTTTCTGCTCTCCAGACTTCATCTTTAGAAAAGTCCCCTGCTATAGATGCAGAGTCTAGTTGAGCAACTATTGTATAACTAAAAATCTTAGCAGCAGCGTTTGCAGCACTGTAAGAAATATCTGTGGTAGTACTAAATTCCCACTCAGCAGATGTTGGTTGTGCCAATGAAAGGATCTGGTCAGGACCAGCGTCAGTCATTACGACTCTTATTGAGTTACCGTAAAGACCAGGTGTTCTTGCACCCCACTTCCAGTTGTTAGATGCAGACTCAACAGATGCTTCATACTGTTCAACGTTTCTAATGATTGGAACAGTAACACCAGTTGATGTTGCTTCGTTAATTGTTGTCTTACCAGCAGTAACGACTAATTTAGTAACTGTCTGTGAATCAGTTTGTGCAGAACCAGTTGTACTCAACTCTCCTCTGCTAACTGTCAATACGTTACCAACAACATTACTTACTCGTAATATTTCGTCAGCGATCTTGATGTAATCGTTTGTACCAACACCAAGTGTCCCTGCGTCTGTAACTGTTAATGAAGTACCACCAGCAGCAAGGGTTCCACCTTGATTCATAGTAGTGGATGTTCCTGCGTCTTCAATTAATGTTACTTGTGAACCAGCTCCGTGACTTGTAGCAGCAGTTGATAACTGTCCTCTGTCTACAGTAAGGTCGTTACCGACTACAGCAGTAACCTTCATAATTTCAGCGTCTATCAAGATAAAATCCTGTGCTGCTATGTCGGTTGATGCGGTTACTGTTAGTGTTGTATCAGATCCACTGAAAGTTGTTAGTGTAAACTGTGCTGTATCAATAGCATTCTTCAATGCAGTTGAATTACCACGTACCACTTTCAATGTACCACCGTACAGTAAGAACTGTGCTGCTGTATACCAGTATTCGTAGTTGTAATCGTTAGGTCTACCGAAGACTGATAAAAGCTCCTTTTCAGAAGTAATATCAACAATCTTGTTTACGGGACCTTTTTCAAAAGAACCAACAACACTTGCTACATTATCAATGGTTGCAGATGCAACCGTTGTTAGATCCTTCTCAAGTACAACGACCCCTGGTGAAAGTTGGGTAGATGCCATTGCTTATTCTCCTGAAAAAAAATTCAAATATTCTCTAGAAATTATTTATGATTCCCCTTCTTTCAACGATACTCCCACATATAAGCACGGTCTCCGTATTCGTCTGTGAACCATCTTTCACCGTCGTCATCTACAAATGAGTTATCATCCATACCATCCTGAATAAAACCAAACGGAGCCATATCTGCCTCTATTGCTTCTCGTTGTTCTTCATACATTTTTAAACGAATGTCATTGTCGTGACACTCTTTAAAGTATTCTTGTACACACAACCAAGAGAATAAAACTAAACACATAGCAAGGTCATCGTGGCATCCTTCTTCCGCTTGCCAAGATTGACCTTTTTGTATAAACGTAGTTAGTTCAGATATAATATCGTAGTCTTGTATTAATATTTTATCATCTTCTAATAATCCTTTAAGGTTAGAACAACCTAGTTTCTTAACTGCTGAACTCATCTTGACACCAAGTTGAACTTTACTTCCAGAGAAACCCTGTCCTACAACTTGCCCTGCTCTACCTCTCATTGCTGCCATTAGGAGGTTATCATATTCAAGATCATACTGAAGTATATCTGCTACCTGTGCACCAACATCATTTACTTCTATCAATACGTATGCGTGGTTATATGACTTAGCAACCCTATGAATAATATCAGGAAACAATAGGGGTTTAATTTGATTGTTTCTATATTTGGCAACTAATTTATATGGAACTGTGGATGTATCAAAAACCGTGAAAGCAGAATAATCACCGTCAATCCCTCTAGCAACATCAACAGTAATAGTATATTGATGTTCTTTCTGAGGATCTTCATATACATCAAGTCCATTCTGAGTAGTGATGGGATCTTCATAAACCATTAACCTCAATTTGCTTGCAGATATTAAAGTGTCAACAGATCCTAGGAACTCACATTCAAACTCAACTCTGAACTGTGCTTCTGATGTGTTAGCAATAGTTTGCTCTTTCCAATCAGCATCCCTACCAGGAACTTGTGACCAATGTACGTCAGTTGTTATATATTCATTCTTCTTTCTTTCAGCATCGTGCCATATCTTATAATACATATTCATCCCGTGAGGGGTAGATATGATAATAACTTTGGTATTTTTACCAGATGAGATAGTAGGATAAACAGAAGCAAAGAACTGTTCAGCAATATTGTTCGGAACGAACGCAAACTCATCAAGGAAGATAATATTAAAGGACATCCCACGAACAGCAGAAGCAGAAGTAGATGAAGCAAGGAGACGAGATCCGTTCTCCAGTTCGACTGACCCCTTGTTCCAACCAATAATACCCTGCTGCATCCATTTAGGAAGGTTCTCATAAGATAACTGTAAGCGTCCCAACATTTCTCTAGCAGTCGGAGCTTTGTTTGCGAGGATTGCGACATTGACATTATCATTGAATATTACATACCATAAAAGATATGATGTAACAACAGTAGATTTACCAGACTGTCGAGGTAATTTTGCTATGTTGAATCTATTATGATGAAACCTATCTACCATCTCCTCTTGGAAATCGTACATATTAAATGGGATGATACCTTCATCCAGAGACACAATCTTGATATACTTACGTATAAAATAGATTGGATCTTTACTACACTTAACAAACTCCTCTACCTGTTTAGGTGTAAAGTGAGTTGGTACGTTTGCTTTTTTTAGATTCGGATTACCAAGATATATCTGATTCTCTGCCATTACTCAACCGATGATGGTGTACCTGGTGCTTCATCAAAATAGGTACCAAATGACTTACGTATCTCTATTAGTTCTTTGAAGTTCTTATTCTTTGATCCACCATCGTAAGCCCACGCATACCCTTCGGCAATCATTTGTTCGTTGAGTGATACATCATCATCGCCAACGTATAACCAACCAAGCAGCCTACCATACTTACCAACCCCACCTTTAAGTTCAGTTCGTATAATGAGTTCATTGTCTCCATTGATAGTGTCCTCCAGTGTACCTTTCATCCAGTTAGTAGCATCTATTCCCAATGCCTTTTCTTCTAAGTCTCTTGTCCTTTTCTCAGGAGTATCGATACCCGCTATTCTAACACGTTCTTTCTTATATAAATCAAATCCTAAATCTATTGTTACATCGATAGTATCGCCATCAACGACCTTATCAATCGATACGACTCGGAAGTTGTAACAACTCTTCCGACTCGGTGGTACCATTGCCCCCATAGTAAAACTCCATTAATGCACTATTTATAACATCTTCAGCATCCCTGTAATCTCTTTTAGTTCGTGCTTCGTGATACTGTTCTACAAGTTGATCATAGAACTCAGCATCAACAACACTAGCAGTAACAGGTGCTTCTCCACACGCTGTTAAAAATAACAAAGGTATTATCGCTACTAACTTATTCATTTGGAAAGAAATGATCGTATCTCAGTATATAGTATATCACAACTGAGACACAAACGAGAAGTATCCCTATCATCCAAACGATACTCCAAACGACCATTAGATCAGAGACATTGCGTGATGTAATTCTTTAGCGTGTTTTAATTCATCCTCTGCTATCTCAGCAATCTTTGTATCTTCTGGATGATATGCAAGGTATTTCGTGTAAGTTTCATATGCGTGTTTCTCAATTTTCATATTGATGTCGTACGCATCTAAGGGACTAATGAAATAATAAGCAACCATAATCCAATAGTAAAGAAGAACCAAGTGTTTAGCGAAGAATCTATCGATCCAATATTTATTCCCCTCTCTAAGTTCCATCTCTTCCAAGTGTTCTGTTTCATTGAGTGCTTGATAAAAGTGTTCCTTCATTAGATATATGTGTTCTTCACCTCGTAGACCAAGAGATTCACGAAAATGTAACACACTGATAAATGAAAAGTATGGTGCTCTAGCAATAACTTCTAGAACCCAAAACCTTTGAAAGTCTCTACCTCTGTAAAGAAAGTCTAAGATATAGATTGTAGTATCTAAGACGAAAGTATTGAATTGTTTCATATAGGTATTTATACTGAAAAGATCTCTTTCATTATAAAAGATTTTGATAAGATTGGGTCTCCAAACAAATCTAATTGTATATTATCGGCATCTATGAGGAGGTCGTCTTCCGCTTCCTTTCTACAATGCTGCCAGTAATATGTGTTATCTTCTCTTCGATATAGGTAGCTAGTGTTGTGTGAATCGAGGGTGAACATTGCGACACATTTTTGTTTGTGTTGCCAACAAGGATCGAGTGCTCTCTTTTCATATTCAGTCACGTTGTCTCCAATCGTCAGATTTGTCATTCTTAAACCAATCTGCTACGTCATCTGCACCTTGGAATCCTCTTTTAGATTTACGTGGATCTCCTATATCTAAAAATTTTAAACACGATCCATCTGGGTCAGTTGCTAATCTTCTCGCTTGACTCAACATACCCCTTGCACTTGTATTTGCTTTTCCAAGTTTTTGAGCCCAAATCATATCAGTCATAGTGACTTCTGAACCAGCAGCAATATCTTTACAAATTGCTTCTAGTCTTAAACGGTATGCGGTAGATAACATTTACTAATAGGTAATATTAGTAATATCTATTTAATCTTTGGATACGTCTTTTTTTGCGTATTAAAATCCTGACATACCTTTTGATCTGCTCAAAGAAAGTAGGTTTTGGTTTTGGTGGTAATATCTCTTTAAATCTATTCAAGCAAGTGATCCTCGTTCAGAACTTCATTCATAGAAAAAGGATGTTCCCTTAGATAAGGTACATCCTCTCGTGCTTGTTTTACTGCTTGCCAAGAATCTTCTGCGTATTCGCAAATCTCGTGATGGATATGTTTAGAGTCGTCCCATCCGACTGTGTAGTGTGACATTACGATCTTTCGGGTGTCAGTATTATTTAGGTGTAAATACCCTGTTACTGACTGTGTAGTTGTTGGTTTACACACACATAAATAGTGGTAGAATTTGGGTTAACAAGATGCACTGAAAACGCATTTGTTATGTGTAAACCAAACAAAAAGGAGGTTGATTTGTATGCAGCATAACTTGGTATCATACAATCAATTAGCAGGATCTTATGAAGATCCACACGACTATAAGTTACACGAGTATTACGAATGTCTGATTGAATGTAATGATAACCAACAGACGTGTAAAAGAATTTGCAAGGATGTGCTTATGTAAAAGCAAAAAGAAAGACCCCGAAGGGTCTTTTTTTATGAGATAGGATATGCTTTGTCTGTCATATAATCTTCTGGTTTAGGTACTGGTGCATAGAACCCTTCAGGTCCTTCATAATTAGGACCAGTATCGTATCTAAGTGGTCTTTGTATAAGATCAACAGTTTCGTTAAACCATCTATCCATTGATTTTCCCATAGCACGATAAGAAGTACCAAGATAAATTTGCCCTGCTACAACAGATACAGTAGCAGTTCCCCAGAACATATAGTAAAATCTAGACTTTACTTGTGCTCTAACTTTATCACGTTTGTTCATTACCGATTTAATATATTCTTTAAGGGTAGCATCTCTACCTTAACTTTGTCAACTATTTGATCTATAATATTAATATCAATTCCCATAAACGGTGGAATAATTCCCATCATCCTTAGTAAACCGTCTACAAATAATGCTAATGCTGTAAAACCTAGAATCATACTAATTACAGTCGCATCTCTATTGTGCTTTGCCATAGACGCTTCATCTATAGCACGAGCTTCAGCAACTGCGTCGCTGATCATTTTGTCAACTTCGTCTTTTGTATAGCAAAGTGACTTGATACGATCATCTGTCATTGACTACAGAAGAATAGCACCAATAATAAATCCTTTAGCAAATGATATGCAAAGCATTTTATAGTCGGATAACTCAAATTTCTTTTGAAACTTTCCAATAAGTTTCTTATCCCACTCGACAAACTTGTCGAAATATTTTTTAATTACCATTATGACCTGGTTTTTGTGGACAGTTTTTTTCGTGTTTATCTAACCACCTCTGACAATTCCAATGATTTTTTGGAGGTGTGATTCCACAGTATTTACACTTAAGTTCCATTGTACTTGCGATTAAAGTCTTTAAATGATGACTGAAGGGATTTAGGCTCAGGTTCTTTTCCATACTTTTGAACCTTCCATTCATTGTGCATAGCACCTAGGATCCAAGCTTGGGACAGTCCTTTAGGACCATTTGTCAATAGTTCTTTTTGAAATGCTGACAACCTTGGTTTAGAAGCAAGATACTCTTGCCTCCAACTATGATCAGTTTCCATATGAGTAAGATTTGTTTTTAACTTTTGTTTCCCCATAAGGGTTGGGACGATTAGGTTTTACTTGACCTAACTTCATACCCTTAGTTCCTGCTCTACGAGCAGTTGGATTTAGTATAGCATCTTTTTTACCTTTTTTGGTAATTATGGAATCCTGATTGTATTCCTTACCAAGACGCTTCATCTGTTTCTTAAAAGTTCTGAACTTTTTCTTGGGTGCATTAACTACAATAGATGGTTCTCTTACAGTCTTTGTTTCCCCTGTCTTCTCGTCTTTCTCTGCATATTTTCCTTCTACCTTTTTGTAACCATATCCTAAACTACGAACTTTTTTACCTAGTTCTTTATTCTTTGCTTTGTTTTCAGCACTAGATACGTTACCTCTGTTTGCTGTTAACTGTGCAGTATTACGCTGCATAGAGTTTCTAACAGCACGAGATAAACCACCTTCAGCAATGAATTGTTTAAAAGATAGAGTTGACATTAGCCACCTACAATTTGAACTTGTTCTAATATAACTGCGTTACTACCAGCAACACATTTAACTGCACGTTTTACTAATGGAATGTTTCCAGCAGTTGCATCAGCAGCACTGAGAGCATAGTCTCCACTTGCAGCAGATGAATCATAATCTGTTGTAATAGTAGAAGCAGTGATTGCTGTTACCTTCTTACCACCTGATGCTGCTGATTCAAAGTCAGATGTAAATCCATCTGTGTCACCACCATCAACTGTTTCTATATAATCTCCAACACTAAAAGTATGTCTACCACCACCTGAGAATCCTTCAGCAGTGATTACCATTGTAGCAGCGTCTGTCGCAGCAGCGATCTTAGCGTTCTTTGCTTTACCTACTGACAGTAAAACCGCTTCTCCAGCAGCAAGAGTAATCGCAGGACCTTCGTCAAATTTTATTGTGGATGCTGATGCAGCGTACGCACGTACGACACCAGATTTGACCACTATGTATGCAGTTCCTGAACCACTCACTGTCGTTGTATCTAATACATTTAAAACTGACATTGTGTTCCTATTCCTTTACTAAGTTATTTATCCTTTTGTTTCTTCAAAAATTTAGCGAGTTCAGCAGTAGAACCAACAAACATAGTATTGTTTGTTACGTTACCTGGTAAGTTTTTAGCACTACCACCACCTTGAACTTCTTCTAATTTCTTTTGAAGATCCATAAGTTTGTCAGCAGTATCACCGACATTCTTAATTAGATTACCAGCTACTTCATATGCACGTGGTGAATCTGATTGTTGTGCAACATCTAATATTCCATCTACTGCCTCTTGTCCTTTTTCAATCAAAGAATAAAACTGACCACGAGAATACTCATAATCTTTCAAGATCTGTTTTTGGATAGGAGTAGACTCAACAGGTTGTGCTAAATCGGAACTCTTGTCCTTAGAAATGTCACTAACAAGAGAAGTCTCAACCTCTAGTGCATCTTCGATGCCACCATAGATCTTATTCGTCTTGTCCTGTGGTTGGGTTTCTTGATTTTCCATCAGTAAATTCAGAATATATTTCGTTGAAACCGAAGTTATCATCTGCATCAGCAGTGAATGGATCGGGTTGAACTTGATAACGAACCTCTCTAGGTGCTGTTGTATCTACCGCCATAGCAGTATCAACAATAGCAGTCTTGATAATTTTATCGGTAACGTCAGAGACAGGACCGTAGAGATAAGTCTTAGCAGTAAATGACAACGTGTAGATTAAAGTTCTACGTGTTGTAAAATCTCCCTCATAGTCATCATCATAATTAACAGAGTTAAGTGTTATTGGGAAATCTTTTTTCTCACCAATAGCATCGACCAAGTTAATAGTTATATTAAACATTGGTTGAAATACTGGAAGAATTTGTTCTAAGATTTGTAATCCATCATCTTGATTCTTAGAAAGAATAGCAAGTTCAAAATCCACATTATATGGAACTGGCATAAAAGACTTTTTAGTCTTACCACCATCATTGTTATCAACGTGTCTTATCACCTGAGTTGGTGATACCTTTCTAGTAGAATCATATGAAAATCCAGATATCTCAAAAGATATTCTGGGTAAACTGATTTGAGTTGATCTGTCAGCAGTAGTTCCAGCTTGTGCTAAACGTGCTAGGAATTTATCTTTAGGACCATATGCCAAAGGTACTTTCATAACCTCTGTCTTAGATCCACTCACACGTCTAATTTCGATATTGTTAAACAAAGTACCGAAACCAATAACCGTCTTACGAAATATTTCGTTATATGTATATGTTCCTAACATTAACTAGAGCCTCCAATCTCTCCAAATGGATTTCCTTGTGAGAAGTCCAATATACTGTCACCTTGTGTCTCAAAGAATGAGTTTTCATCAAACTCTGAGTTAGTATTATTTAGGGTATTATAACTCGCTGTGGTATGTGCTGCCCCAGATGTCTGTCCAGTAACGGTTTCTGGGATTGTAAAGATACCTGATCTATTGTAAATTTGTAGTTGTCTTGTAGTAGCATCCCAAGACTTAACTTCAGCAGTTACGTTAGATGTACCACCAGCGATTGTTTCTCCAACTGTGTAAGTTCCTGTACCACCTGTAGCAAAGTTGAGAGTAATTGTTGTAGCAAAGTTTCTCTCTACTTGATCGATAGCATCCACACCTGTATCGAAGTCTTCGTCACTGTACTCGTAGAGTTCACATTCTAGACCCCAAGTATGGATCTTACCTAACTGGAAGAATGGTTGTTCGTACTGAACAAATTGTATTTGAAATAATTTTTGTGCTAGAGGGAAGTAAATCAAATCTCCTTCATTTGGTCTACCTTCTTGTATTAATGTAGTGTTATCATCAACAAGAGATGTGAACCTTGTTCTTGATATTATAAATGTAACTTTATCAGATATCCTTACACCAAACTTAGAAAATAAATCTCCATCTCCACCAAATCCTTCTACGTTCTCAAGATATGCTTCTATTAAATAAGCATCATCAAACTTAGATAATGAGTCCTCACCAAATGCAGGATCTTCATCTACTATAACTCTAGGAATATAGTAAACATCCTGACCAAACATTTTGATCTGTTCTATGACCAGTTCTTCAACTAAGTTTTGTTCACCACTGGTTCCGTGTGTGAAGTAAGAATTAGTAGGCATTATCCTATCATATCCATAGGTGGTGTTTCATATGTAGTTCTTAACTGCTCATCTAGTTTCTCTAGTTCCTCTACTGCATCACCATAAATTTTCTCACCATTAAGAGTAACTCCACCAGGTAACTGAACATTTTGGAACTTGGTCAAATTTTGACCCCAGTATTTTTTAATCATAGCTGTAGCATAATCTTTAACCCACATCACATTGTATATCTTGGTATAGTTTGCAGGGTCTATCGCACTGATACATTCCATAACAACATACTCACCTTCTCTCACATCAGTCAAAGTATCCATATCAATAAACAACTTACCATCAGAAGCATTGAACCTAGTTGGTTTCATTCCTTCTAGTAAGAAGTTAATTGTTGAAAGGTGTGTCTGAATCATATAGTAATGATGAAACTGTGTTGATGTAAAATCAAACAAATCATTCAGACGTAACTGGTATCTAATATCAAACATATTAGCAGTACCTTTATCTTGGAAAGTAAAGATACCATTCACTGATCTAATATGATCTGGCATTATCAAATAGTTTGACTGTGTTTTAAATACAGTTCCTGTGTTTCCTGCTTGTAAAGTATCACTACCAGTTTCAGATTCATCTGCTTGGAATCTTGTGATATCTTCAGCAGTGAATTGATGCTTCATATACATTCTTTCAGAACCACCGTAATGGTATTCTTGAAACTTTTCAATAGTATAATCTAGAGCATCATCAATTTGATCATCTGCTACGTTAACTTCTAACACAGGTTTACCCAACCTACGCAAGGCATATTCTTTTAATGTTGCTTTTGAATTAGGGGCAGCCATTTAGTTAACTCCTTGCTAGTGCTAGTAGTGCAGTCTTAAGTTGTGCGACTGTTGTAATCGCATTGTTATTACCAATCGCAACTAACTGAGTATAGATGTCATCTATGTCAGTATCATTAGCGTCTGCCTTTGTACCTTGTGCAGCAGTAGCATATGCGGTAGAGGCAGTTGCAGCAGCAGTACCTAACGTAGGTTTGTTAGATAGGTCATCATAATCACCAGAGAATAATGTAGGTTTACCAGTTAGGTCATTGTATGCTCCAGAGAATAATGTAGGTTTACCAGTTAGGTCATTGTATGCTCCACTGGTTGCTACAGTTGCTAAGTCACCTGGTTGTGTAGCAGAGTCAGCAAGTGTACCCTGTGCTGCTGTTGCATATGCTGATGAAGCAGTAGTAGCAGCAGATCCAAGTCCAAGAGTTGTTCTTGCAGCAGATGCTGTTGCGTCATCAACTAATGTTAAACCGAATGTGCTGATAGCAGAAGCATCAAGTTTTCCAGTGATACCAGCAACAACACGAGCATCTGCTCTAGCATCTGTGTAGTAAAGATTTGAACCTTCTGATAGATCACTTGTAGATGCAGCAGCAATTCTAGCGTCTGCTCTAGCATCTGTGTAGTAAAGGTTAGATGATCCTTCTGCTACATCATCTGTATCGTGGTTAGATAGAGATGCAATAGTATTTGGAATTGTATATGATATTACACCAGTAGAAGCATTGTATGATAGATCTCCACTTACTGAGATATGTCCACGAGTTCTAGCAGCAGTTGTGAATAGATTTGTAGATCCTTCTGTTACGTTGTCAGTACTGATCTCAGATTCAGTTACAGATAATTCACCACCAGCAGATAATGCAATACCGTTACCATAAGTGAAGTGAGATCTTGTTCTTGTATTTGTTGTGAATAGATTTGTAGAACCTTCAGTTACATTATCAGTATTGATATCACCCTGTGTTACAGAGATAGTATCTGTGTTTAACTGAATACCTGTACCATATACAAAGTGTGTTCTTGTTCTTGCAGCAGTTGTAAAGAGGTTTGTAGAACCTTCAGTTACGTTGTCAGTATTGATGTCTGATTGTGTAACTGATAATGTGTAACTATTAGCAGCGTCATCATATACTTTAGTAATACCAGTTCCAGCAGTAAATAGATTGTTTACTCTGTCATCAACTCTTTCGTCTGTAAAGTATAGATTTGTAGTACCTTCACTAAGAGCATCGGTATCGTGGTTACTAATGTCTCCAACCTGTGACTCTTGGAACGTAATAGTTCCAGTAACGTTCATATTACCTTGAACTTCAAAGTTCGTGGTAGATAGGAAGTTGGTTACTGTAAGAGTGTTAGAGAATGGGTTATATCTAAGGTTAGCAGAGTCAACGTGAACTGACTGATTACCAGTGTTTCCACCCATAAATGCAGGATAGAACAGTGCGTTGTTGTTAGTCTCAGTAACAGCAACCTGTGTTGAGGTATCAGCATTACCTGTTAGATCACCAGTTACATCACCTGTAATCTGACCTGTAACTCCAAGAGTTCCACCGAAGGTTACAGAATCATCAACGTTAAGTGTTCCTTTGATATCTGTGTTACCAGATGCAGCAAGGATAGATGCTTTAATACCAGCAGCACCACCAACTGAGAAGTCACCACCAACGTATGCTTTCTTCTTAACTGATAAACCACCATCTGTAGATATAGATGCAGAAGCATCAGAGTATCCAGTAGAATCAGTTACGTTATCTGCTTGTACAAGACCAGCAAATGTAGCATTACCAGATGTGACATCTATACCAGAGTTAAAGTCAGCATTACCATCTACGTTAAGAGTAGAATCTAAGTCAACTGCGTTTGTAACATCTAAAGTTCCAGCAATATTAGTATTACCAGATACAGATGCAACAGTAAATTTACTACTATTGATGTTTAGTGAACCACCTAGATTCAATGTAGATTGAAGTGTGGCAATACCAGAGGCAGTAAATGTAGATAAGTTTGTGTTTTGTGTTACACCTAATGTTCCAGCAATTAAAGTATTACCTGTAGGACCATCAACAGTGAAGTTTCCTGCACCTACATTTAAGTCATCTCCAATAAATGTCTTCTTAGCAACTGCTAAACCACCAGCAGTACGAACTGAAGCATTTACATCTGTAGCAGATCCAGAGTCAGCAGTGTTTGTTGCTTTAAATAATCCTTGAACTTCAGTAACATCCTTAACAAGTAAGTCATCATCAACAGTTAAGTCTGTATATATTCTTGCACTTCCACCGATAGAAACGTTTCCACCTATCCCTGCACCACCTGTTAATCTAAATGCACCACCAGCAGAGTGAGAACCAGAACTTAAAGACTGTGCAGTAGCATTTGTTATTGTTGTTATTCCTGTTACACCAAGTGTTGATGTGACATTTGTTGCTTCATCTACGTCTAAGGTTCCATCAATTACTGTGTTACCTGTGGCAGCAGCAACTGTAAACTTAGTAGAGTTAATATCAAAGTTACCTGAGATAGATCCTGTACCAGCAACAGTTAAATTAGATCCTGATCCAACAATATTAACAGTCGAGTTAAGTGTTGCAATACCTGTAAGACCAAATGTTCCAGCAACAGTTGTATTACCAGTTACTGAGTCAACGTTAAACTTATTATTTGCAACTGCTAGATCATCACCAACATCAAATGTACCTGTGACATTTAAGTTACCACCAATATCTGCATCGTCAACAACGAATAAATCATCACCAACTCTAAGATCCAATCCAATTCCAGCACCACCACCAACAATTAATGTTCCTGTAGAAGGTGATGTTGCATTGGTTGTATCGAATAACTTGATAGAACCAGCATCAATACCAGATCTTGTACCACCAAATACTTCGGATGTATTAGTTGCGTTATGATATAGAGCAAATCTTGCTTGTGAATCATCCCAACCAAAGAAACCTAATTTTGCTGAACCATCATAATATCTAAACTCAATACCACGATCTTTATTATCATCTGTGCTAGGTGCTGTATCTCCACCAAGAGTTAGAATAGGATCATCTAACTGAGTGGTAACTGTATTGATTGTAGTTGTAGTACCATTTACAGTTAAGTTTCCTTCAATGGTAGCGTTACCACCAACTTCTAGATCATTAGAACCAGAAAGGGTGACAGGTGCATTAAATGTGCTTGTAGCGTTGACCGAGAGGGCATCTCCTGACGCATCTCCAATAGTTGTTTGAGCTCCTGTAATGCTGAATTCACGGTTGAATACTGCATCTCCGTGGACTGTAACTGTTCCAGCAGTTGCTGAACCCAAACCACTTCTACCAGCAACGACGTTACCAGCAGGACTGACACTAAACTCAACGTTATCAGTACTTGCTTTCTTACCAACGTATAGGTTATCCCCGATGTGAAGATCAGTAGCAATACCACCACCGCCAAAGGATCTAAAGTTAGATGAGTTATCTTGTGCATAGTTAGGAGTATATGCGGCTGTTACACCTGTTCTAAACTTATAACGAACTCTTAAGAAGTTCTGTGTGTTGAATGTCTCGTTAGATGAACCTTGGTCTTTCTGGTTTATCTGTCCATTGATGTAAATATCACTATTGAATAGTGTATTACCTTCAATATAACCACCACCATCAAGTCTTAGAGCACCATAGTCACTACCTGTAATTATATAATTGTTACTTCCATCTGTGCTTATTGTTGGAGTATCAGTACTTTCAAAGTGAATTAGAGATCCAACATTTAATGATCCTTCTATATCTGTATTACCAGATGTACTTTGTACTACAAACTTATCAGCAGATCCATTATTTAATTTAAAGGTCTTACCAGTTGTATCAAGAATAATATCATTATGGAATGTAGAAACACCATCAACATCTAATATGTTGTTTAGAGTTGTAGCATTATCTACATCAAGGGTACTGTTGAATGTAACACCACTGTCTACATCAAGAGTACCATCTGTGTGTACGTTACCATTGTCAGAATCTACATCAAATACACTGACACCAGCAGCAGTTTGAATATCAAACTTTTTATTGTCTGCTTTTATTATTAAGTTATCTGTTATTTCAGTTTCTAACTGAACATCTAATGTACCTTCAATTACTGTATTACCTGTATCAGTATCAACTGTAAACTTATCTACACCCGCAGCAGTTTGTATCTTGAAGTCTTCGTTATCAGACTTGATGATAACAGTATCATTAATTTCTGTTTGTCCTGCAACAGTAACAGTACCACCAATATGTGCATTCTCAGAAAGTCCAAGACCACCAGTTACAACTAATGTACCAGTTGTAGTTGATGTAGAACCTGTGTTTGTTGTTAATCTGAGATTACCAGCGATGATAGCAGCGTCTGTACCAGTAAATACTTCATTGGTGTTAGTGGCATTGTAGAGGAACCTAAAGCCACCAGTGCCATTCCAGATATTAGAGTCTGCGTAACTTTCGTCCCATCCATAAAAACCTACTCTTGCTTGTGTGTCATAATAAGAAAACTCTACACCACGATCCTTGTTGTCATCTGCAACAGGAGCAGTGTCACCACCTAGAACGATGATTGGATCATCGACAGTCATCACAGTGGAATTAACAGTAGTGGTTGTACCATCTACTTGTAAGTCACCACGAATCTGAACTTTACCAGTTGCAGCATCGTCGTCACCTGGATCCAAGATCATAGTACCAGCAGTGCTGCTGAGAGTATCGTCTTGGAATTGGAATCCCTCTACATTAACACGATTTGAAACATTTGTCGATGATATTGTTATATCTTCGTCAGCCGTAATATTAATACTAGCAGTACCAGCACCGCTATTGTTTGAAACAATATCAAGAGTTCTATCAGTTGCTGAAGAGACATTGTGATGAATTTTAAGTGAACCAGCAGTTCTTTCAATAGTTTGCAGAGGAGTGTTACCTGGTCTGTCAAGTTTTATAGAAGCACCACTTATATTTGTATCGACATTGATATCTACTCCACCAGCATTACTATTGTCGGTGTTATTAGCACCAAACAAAAGATTTCCAGAAGTGTCATTTACTTTTAAATAATTAAGATAATCAAATCCTGTGTGTCCAGTGGAAGTTGTTAGTTCATTATCTAATTCAAAATCTTGAACTGTATTTCCATCAGTGAATGTAATTTTATTATTCTGCAACTGGTTATTATCAACACCCATTGCAGCAATGGTTACGTGACCATTTGAATCTACATCAAAGTCTTCTTGTGCAAATGATGCAAGACCTTTCTGTTCAGTACCTTCAGCAGCACAAAATCTCCAACCGTTTGCATCACCAGAACTGTGAGTAGGTGCTCCACCACCAGCAGATATAGTTTGAATTGCTTGATATACCTTAGAAGCATTTGCAATTATGTCATAACGATTATATGTTACTCCTGCGTCATAACCAGAATACTTAGATCCTTCTACTGCTGTAGCAATAGGTACATTCTCTGCTAATGTAATACGACCATATCTATCAACACTAAACTTAGTTGTGTTAACAGTTTGTGTACCATATGGTTCTGAGTTACTACCAGCAGCATTAACAGATGTTAATGATTCAACGTTATAATTACCAACAACAACTGCTGTATCAGCAAGGTCAATAAATGGGTTCTGTGAACTACCATCAGGTACTGTAAATATAATTCTTCCAGCACCACCAGTTAACTGTCTAGTGGCTATATTTCCTTGAGATACTCTAGCAAGTAAACCAACTGTAGATAGTCCTGCTAATGATGTTAGGTCATCATCTAATGGTTGAGCATCAGTAATACCATAGTTTGCAAGTGTAGATGCAAGTTCAGCACCAATAACCCTACCTTGTGAGTTAACCCTAACACGAGTGTATAGATCACTAGCATCAGGATCAGCAGGATTATAATGTGGAAGTGTTGTTATTAATGATAAGTCAGTTGTTAATGTAAGGTTTGATGATCCATCAAAAGAACCTGATCCAGTAACCTGACCAGCAAGTTGAATTTGTCTAGCGTTAGCAAGACGTGTGGCAGTTGCAGCGTTACCAATAACTGTTGCAGTTATAGCACCAGCTTGGAAGTTACCATCAGCGTCCCTTTTTACAAGTGTATTAGCAGCGTTTGATTCTGTTTCTAGTGGTCTCTCATATCTTAAACTATTCCACGGAGTTACTCCATCCCCGATTTTAATACGTGATGTATCAATTTCAATACCAAGTTCACCCTGTGCCAAGATAGGGTTGATGTTTGCCCACTGTTGAGCACCATCACGTCTTAATTGAATTCTATTTGCCATTGGTTATGGTATCCTACATTTCGGACAATATGCCTCCAAGATATTTATAACCGTTAAAAAGAGACCTCTCGGTCTCTCTCTAAATTATTGTGTCTCTACATTGTCAACAGTAGGTTCACCATCTGAGAGGATGTACTCCAGTGTTTCTATAGCACCTTGGAGTTTTAGTGCTTGTTGTTCATTCTGTCGAATCTTTTGAGCCATCTGTTGGTTCTCATCGACATATGCCTTTAATCTAGTTTTGAAATCAGAAAGTAGTTTTTCCTGATCTACAGTTTCAGGTGCGTCAGCAGTCATTTGTTTAATAAAGATTGTTTAATTAAGTTTTTCAACTCAGATAATTCTGATTTTAGCACATCCATATCTTTTTGCATAGTTTCGATTTTGAGATCTTTCTCTTGTCGTCTTTTAGCAGCAGATCCTGGAGGGGTTGCTTTTGTATTTAGTATGGCACCAGACTTGGTGTCTCGTACTAAATCAGGTTTACCTTTTACGTGTTGAAAGTCAGGTTTCTTAGAGGTCACTTAAAGCTAATACACGAAGGTTTTTAATTTCGGGTACGTATGCTTGGTTTCGAGATGTCATAATAATTTTAATTTGAGCAGCAGTGAATTCAGCACCTGTATAGGTGTATTCTAAATCCCTGAGAAGATATGCTTCAGTCTTTTGAACTGTCTTATCTTCCAATCCGTTTCCGTTAAAATATATATACCCTATTTCATCGAAAGTAATAGACGCACCAACAGGTTGTATACGATACATAACGTGGATTTCTGTATCAGGATGTCTCCATCCCTCAAACTGAACCTTTAAGGTATTTGCTGGATTCAGTAAGTTCATAGTCTTACTGATGTAAACAGCATCATTCTTATCACCACTTCTTTGCTCTGCGTTAGAATTAGCAGGCTCAATCTGGTTGATTCTATTAGAAGTTGTAATTAATGAACAACGATCTGTATCAACCACAGGTGACAAGTTAGCGTTAGTTGAACTCAATAGTAAGTTCATAGTCAATGACTTAGAACCACTTAGTTTTGCATCTTCGTTAACTTTAGAACATACCAATTTAGGGAATGTCATATAGTTATCTTCGTTTGCAATACAGTCTAAGTACACACCATCATTAATGAATGATGCTTCACTCACGTTTGCACCATTAAGTATGGATGTAGCAGAGACTGCGTTCAATCTAGGAATAATATCCGTTTCAGGGAAGTTATTCATTTCAAGTTGTGGATAGAACTGTTCAAACTGAACGTTCTGTGTAGCAGTAACATCTTCACCACCATTCTGAACTCCGTTTGTAGATACAGATGTGACTGCAACCTTATACGAGTCAAGAGTTGGTGAACCAATAGCAGTGTGTAACTTGTTGATTTCTGTTAGAGGAATACCATCTAAGTTATAACACTCAATAATACTTGTATTACTATGTGCTAAAGCAGCAGTTCCACCTTTACCACGAGAACCAGAAGGTAATGTAATAATCTTACCGTCAGATGATATATTACTGTACTCAATAATTTCAAAATGTTTCTGACTGATTTCAGGATCACGAATAATAATGTATCCCACGTTGGATGTTGCAACAGCAGCACCATTGATCGTTGTATGGAACGCTGAAGCATCTTGAACGTGTAACTGGAAGGTTCCTGAAACCGCATCCGCAGCTGTAATACCATTTGTATGATATGCAGAGTCAATGATTGTAGGAGCAACTTCTGAAATTACACCTTCTAGTTTTACATTATTAGCAGTATCGTGCATACAATGGTTAGCGTGCATCACTTCGATCTCAGTAGCTTGGTTGAAGTATGAGATAGGAGCAGCAGGATAATCATTGATATCATCTCCAGTTGCATTGATACCACCAGCAGCTATAGTTCCTGATCCAGTTGTAGCACCACTTGTTGTTTGTGTTATAGCATCACCCACACCAAACGTACCTGTAACAGATTTAATTGAAACAACACCAGTTCCTGAATTAAATGCAGTCACCATACCTGATGCTCCTGAACCGTTTGTTATTGTATTGTTTGAATCAAATGTACCTGTAACACCAGTCAGTGTAATATCAGCAAGTGATCTAGAAGATACAAGTCTATAGATGTAACTAGCACCAGATGCAACACCTTCTCTAAAGGTTCCTGCAACGTCATCTACGATGATGTAAGCATTAGATGACCCTTGTACACCTTGTACAACTTGTCTGATGATAGCAGATGGTACAGGGGATGTATCAGTCTGTGTAATCTCAGCACCAATAGTAAAGTTTGCTTGGTGATCAGAAAGAATAATCTTAATCTCTGGTTTTAGAGTTCTGATTGGATTTGCTCTTAGTTGAGAAATACCACTGTTACCTATAGCAAGTTCAGCATTATTGAATACAGCAGTACCTGTTGAGTTAGCAGTAAATTGTGCTTTATATAATGTGAATTTTAAATCTTCATACTGGTCAGCAGTCCAAGTAGATGCGTTCTGTGATTTGAATAGAACACCAGCATAAGGTTGTTCAGATATAGTTCTGTCATTAGTAACATCATCCTCACCCATTCTTGATATCCAGAGTTTGAATTCGTTAGAGTCAGAAAGAACAACTAAACAGTATTCTCTATTTTCTGTAACGTATACAGGTGAATCAAATGTAAATCTTGTGGCAACTGTACCATTCTCAGATAGATTGATCTGTGAAGGTAAAAGTGTAACGTCAGAGAAAGCAAGAACTTTAGTGGTTGGATAACCATTTGCCATCTCTCTAACCTGTACTGATACAGGAATTCTCTCATCTCTTGTATTGAAATATAACTCACAACTTGTTAAGAATGCACCACCTTTAGATTCAACCAAGAATGATTGTGCAAGAGGGTCATACCAACCTGTGTCTCTAGTTACGTTACTTGTAGTGTTATTAACAGTTCTATCTTGTGTAACTGTATCTCTTACAATATCAGCATTTCTAACAGCAAAGATTGTTGTCTGTTTAGTTTCAATAACACCTGACGCAACATAGTTAGCAGATGCAGCAGAGTCAACTTGACCAGGTACTCTAGAGTCAGTGTCTGATGTAGTAAGTCTTACAACACGTGTACCTGTAGCAAATCTTGGGTTGGTTGATACACGTGGGTTGGGTATCCACATAATACCTTCCATATCACCGTTAGTATTTGCAACTAAACGTTTTGTCTTAACAACAGCACGAGCACCAGATGTTTGTCCTACAAGAATCTCAGTTTCAATAGGATTACCATAATATGCACCAGCAACTGTTTCTGACATTGTTTTAGTATCAATGTTCAAGAAACCTGTTGTAGAAGCATAGGATGTTGGAAGATCAGATCCATCATAAGGTGATTTACCATCATCAAATCCTGATTCAGGACTTACAATTTTTAATCTACATCCAGATGTTTGACCAACAACAGTTTCATCAGTAACAAATGGTGTGTTATTTGTACGACTATCATCAACTGGATTTTTGATAACTTCAATTAATCTTGGAGTTGTATAGTAATTTACATCTACATTATCAATAAAAGCATAGAATCTTGTATTTGGTTTTAGACGCTGGATCTTAAACGCAATGTTTCTTGATCTAATAAAAGGTATTACTGTTTTTTCCAAAGTACGATCACCCATATTCTGACGATCAATTCTAGGTGTAACTCTACTTCTGATACCAGAACGTGACTGGTTACTTACAGTGTTTGTAGTTGTTGTAGTAATTCTTCTAATATATGGCCACTGACCTCTTCTCATAGTCTGTGTATCAGATCTACTAGAAGCAGAAGACCAGTTTGTTCTCCAAGAGTTCCATTGTGTTGGAATAAATCCAGTGTTTACATCACCACCAAGACGTTGGATACTAGCAGTAAAGTCACCTTCAATATTAACAACTCTATCTGGTACTCTACGTGTATCAACCCAATCGTCAGAAGATGGATATAGATCTAATCTACCAATATAAGCAAACACGTTGAATGGGTTTACATTCTCAACTCTAGAAGCATATGGTTGAACAATAAATGTACTTTCAACATATGGAAGTGTTAAAGTTCCTGTTGAATGAAGAGTAACATTACTAGATGCAGATCCATTATATTCTAGAGGTACGTTCGTTGTATAATGGGACGCACGCATAGTACCATCAGCAAAGTCTAGAGCACAAGCAAAGTCTTCGTGTGTTGATTCAGCTGAGTCAAAACTTGTAAAATTATCTACAAGGAATCCGTTCTTAAATTTATCAAAACCATCACTATCTTTGATAGGTAGAGATGCAGTCTCAAGTTCGAGAAGAGATAGTGAAGTATAATATTCTAAGTTATCAACTCTTCTTTCAATAAGACCGATATCACGCATAGTAAATCGTCTATTGTTTTCTCTAACAATATGAACTCCTTCAGGACCATATCCATATG